ATACAATTTTATATGACATCAGGAAACATAGATAGTGGGGATATAATTTTATTTGGTTTAAACTAATTTTAGGATATAAGGAGATATTATGACAAGACATCATTTAATAAATGGAATACAAGTTCCTTTTACTGCTGAAGAAGAAGCACAAAGAAATCAAGAAGAATTAGCCTGGAGTAATGGAGCTAAGGATAGAGCTATTGCTAGATTAAGAGAAAAAAGAAATAGACTATTAGCATCTTCTGATTGGAAAGTAGTAATGGCAAAAGAAAAAGGCACAACTTTATCTGCTGGATGGAAAGCCTGGAGACAAGAGTTAAGAGATCTCCCAGGAACAATTACAGATAGTGATACAGCAGAAACAATTGATGCTAAGGAATTTCCTGTAGAACCATAATACTAATATCAATATCAAACCAAATTTGATATTGATATTTATGAAATTTTTTTTAATTCTACAAATATGTTCAGCTACATTAGGTCAATGCGAAACACCATATAGACCCAACTTGATATTTGACCAATTCTATGATTGTGCTAGAACAGGCTATGATATAGCAAAAGGAACCACCAATAGATTAGGTGATAAATTTGTTAATGAACATAAGATAGTAATTAATTTTAGTTGTAATGAATTTGAGAGTGTATAATGCCAAGAGTAAGAAAAAAATTAAAAAAAGAATTATCCAATGTGGAGGATAAAAATGGTTTAAGAATCTCTTACCATGAAAAAGTTTGTGCTGAGAGAATGAAAACTTTATTTAAAGCAATAGATGAGATGCGTAAAGATATAAAAGATTTAAGACAAGATATGAATAAAGGCAAGGGAGCTGTAGCATTATTAATTGTAATTGGTGGATTAGTAACAGCTTTTTTTGGCTATTTTAAAATAAATGGATAACTTGACCAAATAACAAATCATAATAATTTTTTATCATGCAACTTAGTAAACATTTTAAATTAGAAGAATTTACAAAGTCAATGACAGCTACCAGGAAGGGTATTAAGAATGAACCTGGATCTGGTGATATTAAAAATTTAGAAAATCTTTGTTATGAAATCTTGGAGCCGACTAGAGCTCATTTTTCAAAAAGTGTTATTGTGAGCTCAGGTTATAGATCTGAAGAATTATGCGAAGCTATTGGATCTAAAAAAACTTCTCAACATGCTAAAGGACAAGCTGTAGATTTTGAAATACCTGGAGTTCCAAATATTAAAATAGCTTATTGGATTCAAAACAATTGTGATTTTGATCAATTAATTCTGGAGTATTATTCTCCAGATGATGGATCTAAAGGATGGGTTCATGTTTCTTACAATGAAAAAGGATCTAACAGAAAACAAGTTTTAACTTATGATGGCAAACAATATACTAATGGTCTCCCAGATATGAAGTGGGAAAAGGGAGTTGTAGTAGAATAATATGTGGTTAGCATTATTAAAAAATCCTTTAACAAAATTAGTAGCTGAAAAAACTATTGGAGCTGTAACACATAAATTAAAAAAAGATCAAATTGTAAGAGACAGAGAAATTGAAAATGCAAAAAATGTAGATATTCAATCTCTTAAATCTTCTGATAACTCACTTAAAGATGAGTGGTTAGTTATTGTTTTTAGTTTAATTTTTATTGCTCATTTCGTGCCTCAGCTCCAGGATGCTATGGAGAGAGGATGGAATATTTTATCTACAGCTAACGACTACTTTTGGATTGTGATTTTGACAATAGTTGGTGGATCTTTTGGATCTTCATCTATTACCAAATTTATTAAGAAAAAATAATGGCAAAACGAAAGTTTGATCTAAACAAACTGCCTCATGTAAGGATTCCAAAAAAGACTAGCCAGGCTCCCAAAAGACCCAAAAAGAGCTCCATGAATAAGCATAAGAGAAGATCCTGGAAAGCTAAGAATAGAGGTGGATCTTAATGGATAGTGTCAAATATTTAGTGCTTTTATTATTATCATTTGAAGGTGAGATGATTAAAGAAAAATTAGTATTTGAAAGACCAGTTACTGTTTTAGAATGCTCTGAATTTGCTGAAGAACATAGAGATGCAATAGCTATTCATAAATGGTTTGAAGGCAAAGATATTATGAAATCTGGGTATTATCTCAAAGATGGTAGAGGTACTTTCCAAGGTTACATCTGTACCAATTAAAAAAATCTGCTAACAATAAAACTATGATTGATAAAATTATATATGCTTTATTTGGCACATTAGATAAATGGGTTTCCTGGGTGGATAGTCTTTTTATTGAAAAACCAAAAAAGAAAAAGAAAAAAAGTAAACCATCACCAGAAGATCTATTTAATGGAGAATAAATGAAAGTATCAGAGAACACATCAGTAGCAATGCCAATAAAAAATATGATTGGAATTATAATCGGTGTCGCTATGGGTATATTTGCATACACAGAGATTACAGCAAGACTTACATCACTTGAGACATCAAGAGAATTAATGAATGCAGATTTATTAAAAGCTAGTGAACAAACAACTGTGGACAAAGAGCAGTATATCCTCCTGGAAGAACTTTATAAAACCACAGATAATCACACAGAATTATTAAATAAAAATATTCACAATCAGGTAATGCTACAGCATTTGGAAAAACAATTAGAAAAAGCATTAGCAGATATAGAAGAATTAAAAGATAAGGTAAGAGCAAATGGAAATAGTCATTAGTTTATTAATGTTTCTTGGTGAACCACCAGTTTTAAAAGAGCATCTTTATATACAAGATCAAAAGATGGCAACTTGTTTAAAAATGAAAAGAATAAGTGAAAGATCAAGCAATGCTAAATTCCAATGTGCAAAAGTTAATGCTACTGTAATTGTAGATGAATACTCAGGAGATAAAAAAATAACAAGCATATCAAGTTTAGATTAATGATAGAAAAAGAAGAACATAAAAGAATAGTACAGAGTTATAAAAATATAATAGATCAAAAAGAGCTAGAAATAGATGAGCTCAAAAAACAAAATGTAGATCTAAAGAAAAAACTAAAAGATGAAAAAGAATTATCAAAGATGCTCTATGAGAGTCCATGAATGTCCGAATATGATATTATCTTTATTAAAAAAGCAGAAGTTGTTTATTGTAAAGCCTGTAAAGAAGATCCAACAACTGAGCCAATAGAAATGTGTAATTATTGTGCTCTTGCAGAAATAAGACAAAGCTACAAAGACAAAGATAAAATTCATGAAGAACACTAGCCCAAAACAGAAGGGAATATTATCGGAGCTCACTGCTGTAGCTCATTTTGTAAAAAACAAAGACAACATGGTATTCCTTCCTTTAATGGGTTTAGGATTTATTGACATATTAGTTCTAAATAAAAAAACTGGAGAGATCTCTTTTTATGATGTTAAATTTGGCTCCAGGAGAAAAACAAGTTGGGTAAGTAAATCAAGAGTAAAAGCTAGATGTTTAAAAGGACAGTTGATTTATAGAGGATCAAAGTCTATACAAAGTAAATTAGGTGTTAGAATTATTTATGTTGATGAAAAAGGAAAAATAATTTTTAGTAATGAAACCGAGAAAAAAAAGAAAAAAGCAACCAAGTTATTTTTCAGTAGGATCCTGTAATAAATGCAATAAAGATATTATGAATATTGATAGCTTTGTAATAGTTTCAAAAGCTGATGATTTAAGTAATAAAAAAAGACTTTGTTATTCCTGTTATATTAAAGATTAAACCTGGAGCCCAATAAGGCTCCAGGAATATAGGAAGGTTAGAGAATTGAATAGTCTCTATGTTCCATACACTTATCAATCCTCTTGTATCTTATATCAGCCTCAAACCAGCCTTCAAGTCTCTTGATCAAGGTTTCGCAATCATTCAAATCATCATAGAAGAACTTGCCTCCATTAATGGAAGATTTAGGATCATACATTGGATTGTATGATGAACAATTGGTTAAGACTAATAAGGATATAAGCATAAATAGTTTTTTCATATTAACCTCCATTTATTTTATGCTTTAAAGCTGTAAACTTATGATCCAATTCTTTCTGTTTAATTTCAGCTTTAAGTTTTTTTATTTCAGATTCAGAATCAATATGATCTGGTTTTGGAATTGGCATTCCAGATCTATCGAACCATCTGTTATCCTCAGTAAAAGAAACTTGGGTCATCCCAAATTTACCTTTAGTGGTGATTGTTTTTATAGCTCCATAATAAGTAGAGCCATCAGCCTGGATCATATAAATAGATTTATCAAAACTCTGATAAAGTCTATCTATAAATTTTTCTCCATCCCAATTTGCTAAATGAATTTCTTTGGACATGGTTACCTTACCTTTCCTAAAAATTCTCTTAGATCTGGAGCTGATGTGATAGTGGTAGTTTTTGTTTCACCATCATTTTCAACTCGTTGAATTGAAATCTTAATAACCTGGTGTTCAGCTTCTCCATATTCTTTTTTGAACTTTAACAGGGTACCGATTTCACTATCACTTACAAAAGTTTTTTCTCTACCAGGTAAGTGATAAGTAACTGTAACAAGTGTTGTCATTTTTCCTCCTATATAGTTTACAGTTTATATTATGCGATCCACATTGAAACTACTGCAACTGAAAACTTAAATAGCAAGATTGCTATCAAGCAAGTTACAGCAAAAACAATAAGACCATTCATAATTTTGTCTAATTTAAAAAAAAGTTTTTCAAATAGATTATTCATTTATTTTCTCCATTATAATTTTTAAAATTAGGTTCCTTGGTTTGATGAATCCAACCTTTTCCATCATAATTAGGATTATCAAAATATTCTTTTTCATTTGCAAAAAGATGAAATCCTGGTGGTATTAAATAGCTTTTAGAAATATAAAGATATGGATAATCAGAGTTTAATTCTTTTTTCCTTTCTTTTATAAAATCTAAAGCCTCTTTTCTGGAACTTAAAACAATTCCATGATGTCCTTTATCACCTAGATAATTATTATGATGATAATAATCACAAAAGTAAATTGTATAAGCAACTGATAATGTTTCAGATTCAGATGCATACTCTTTGTTTAACCAATTACTTTTGTAATTGTCTTTTATACATTTTCTATCTTTAGTCATTTTTCCTCCTATATTTTTAAAAATTGACATGTTCACAGCTTATCAATACCTCGCATTTATGCAAGTATTATACACTTGCAAATAGCTTGAAAATGCTTACAGAATAAAACATGGCATTTATGCAACTGGCAAATATGAGCCTAAAAGAACAATTTGAGCGAATCGAATCACTCAGAAAAGAACAAAAGCTGAGTATAGAGAATTTGTGTCATTCATCAAAAGTACACCAATCAACTTATTACAGAATCAAAAGAAACCAGGTAAATCCAAGATATGACACTTTACAAAAACTTATAGGAGCTTTGAATACTAATGGACAAGCATAAACTTAAAAAATTAATAGATCTATTAAAAGACATTAAAGAAAAAAAACAGATTCAAGGAAATCACTATAAAAACTTTTTAATAGAACCATGGCTTTTTATTAAATTAAATAACTTAGATCCATTCCAGGCTAACATTATTAAATATGCTTTGAGATATAAAAACAAAGATCCTGAGAATGATATTAAAAAAATAATCCATTATGCAGAAATGGAGAAAAACTTTATAGGAATAACATCAGAAAAATGAAATCACCTTTAGAAAAATTTGGCAGAAAATATTTATCACCATCAAGCATCAATGGATTTAGAAATGATCCTGTAGGTCAATGTAAAAAAATGTTCCAGAAATTTAGAGATGAATCTAATTTGAATATGGAGAGAGGTAAAGTTGCAGAAAAAATTTTAGTAATGTGGCTTAAAAAAGAAATCCAGGAACAGGATATAAATATTTTAGCAGAAAAAGAATTTACAGCTAATACAATATTCCAAAATTGTACTGAGGAAGAAAGAGCAAAAGAATTAGAAAAAATGATTGGTACAGCTAAAGCTCCAGGAATAATTAGAAACTTTAAAAAAGCATTTGATGAATTAAAAGTTAATATGCCAATTAAATTTCAAACTAAACATGAAACTATTTTAAAAGATACCAATACTCCAATCATGGGTTATACAGATATGGAAACTCCATTAGTAACAGTTGATTGGAAAGCAACATCCCAGATTAGACAAATAGATATGGATAACAGAATCCAAGGTGGAATTTATTGGAAGTTCACTCAGAAAAAAATGTTATTCATTAAAGCAACTAAAACAAAATATGAGATCCAGGAATTAACAAAAGAAGATATTTATTATGGTCTTGAGACAGCAGTACATGTAATAAAAATTTTAGAAAATATTTGTAATACATTTGATAACTTAGATGATTATTACAAATTAATATACCCAGGTAAAAAATGGGATAGATCTGAAAAACTGGAAACAGAAGTTAAAAATCAATACAGAAATTATTTTGGAACAGAGGCTTATGGAGGAATCTAAAAAAAAATACTTATTTAAAATATGGTGGACAGAAATGCCTACTTATAGAGAAGTAACTTTAAGTGCCAAATCAGATGAGGAGGCAAAAGAATTGGTAGCCAAGGAATTTCATAAAGACCCTTACATGTACCCATTTAAGTCGGACATGAAGGATTTGCCTAAACGAATGTTTAGAATAACTTATGAAATAGAAGGAGGTAAAACTTATGAACTTAAAACAGAGGATCCTCCAGGACACGAACAAATTACAAAAGTTGGTTCTGGATCATGATAAACCATGTATTGCTATGGTCAAACAAGTAAAGGATCTTAACAACAAAATATTCTTATGGAATGTAAGAAGTGATAAAGAATATTGTAATAAGTTAAAAAATGAAGAAATTTTAAAATTGTAAACATGTGTTTACATTGCAAATCTAAAGTTGAGTCATTTTGCTAGGAGATTTGTATGCTTAAAATAAAATGACAAAACAAATAACAACAAGGAGTTGATGTTATGACAGGATTACCAGATTATGGTTCCGATATAAATGTGGACAAAAAAGTAGTTCCATATTTAAAATATATGCCATCAAAAGAATCTTTTGTAGGCAATGATCAAGAGAACAACAAAGTTAATCTAAAAATAGATCTCAACAATAAAGTTGCTTTTGACATGAATAATATAAAATCAGGATGGCAGTGGTTCAAAGGAGATAAAACTGCACCTGAGAAGAAAATGGATGCTTGGGTAAATGGAAAATGTACTCCAGCACCTCAACCTTCTGCTATGACAGATGCAAATGGTGAAGTAAAATCTTGGAGGAGATTTTGTGAGATACCATGTTTCAATACAGTTTTAGGTACAAGACTATTTAATTTTGATGGTGTTGGAACCTATAAATCAGCACAAAGCATAGTAGCTCAATGGTTAGAAAAAAGATCTAATCAAGATGGTACTGTTTTCTTATATCAGTATCATGGTGTTGATTTGAAAGTTTCTGATAGAGATAAAACAAGGAATATAACAATTCCTAAATTTATCTTTGATTCGGAAATAAATAGACCAGAACAATTCATAAATATTAGTTTGAATGGTAATGGCAAATCAAGTAATAATAAGGATATTCCCTTTTAGTTAATAACTAGAGCTCAGGATCTAAAATCCTGGGCTCTTATAATTATGGCTGAACTAGAAAAAAATCATAAATATTACATAGTCTTGGAGGTAACCAGGACAGAATTGGAAACTTTACTATTGAAAGTTGATGATTATCCTTTACAGCAAAAGCATAAAGTTTCTTTAAAATCTATAAAAGCAAAATTGGAGAAGGCAGATAATGAATATAGGAATAAAAAATCAAATGCTAGACGATACAGAACTGGCTAATTTTAAAGATGCAATTGAAAAATATATTGAAAAAAATTTTATTGTAATACCTTGTAATAATAAAAAACCATTACTTAGAGATTGGAGCAATATTCAAGAACAAGACTCAGATGAGATCTACGAATACTTCCGATCCGGTAAAGCCAATCAGATTGGCATTAGAACTGATGATGTGTTTGTAGTGGATATTGATTATGATGAAATTAAAAAAGTTGATGGTTATGAAAGTTTAAAACAATTAAAAAAGATCATTCCAGATAATTTTGATGAGACTTTACAGGCTCAAACTCCAAGAGGTGGAACTCATTTTTATTTTAAAAAACCAGATGAGGTAGAGATTAAAAACACCACAAACTTAGCTCCAGGAATAGATATTAGAGGTAGAGGTGGTTTTGTAGTAGCTTATCCATCAAGAGATTATAATTTTAAAGATAATCAAAAGAAACCAATACTACCTTCAAGAAATTTATTAGATCTTATTCATGGTAGAATTAAAGGTAATGTTACACCAATGATAAAAAATCAGCCTGAGGTTAATCCTGATCATATTTTAGGCAAGATCCAGGATGGTAGAGAACTTTTAATGCAAAAAATTGTTTACAGAACATTTGCTAAGCTCAAAAAAGAAGGATCTTTATCATTTGAAACATTATTTGCATTCTCACATAAAGAATATTTTGCAAAAGCTCAGGCTAGACCAGGAACTACATTAGAGCAAGAAGGTAGAGGTGAAACAGAGCTCAAGAAAAAATGCCAATATGTTATCAGTAGATTTGAGGAAGGTAAATTAGATCTGGAATTTGCAGAGCAAATATCAGCAGAAGATATTGAAACTTATACAGCTAATCAATTAATGATGACAGAAACACCTCCAAGATCATGGGTTTGGAATGATTGGCACATGGAAAAAACAATTGCTAATATCTATGGAATAGGTGGTATTGGTAAATCAACTTTTTTATTATCTCTAGCTAATCATATCAGCCAAGGATTACCATTTTGTGGAGCTAAAACAAAACAAATGAAAACACTTTGTATCTTTTGCGAAGAAGATAAGGATGAGATAAGCAGAAGGCAACAACAAGTTCAGTTTGGTTTTGCTATGATGGGTAACAATTCTAATCTATTTATAGCTCCAAGGATTGGTCATGATAATTTATTAATTACTTTTGACCAGGCTGGAATACCTAAAAAAGGAAAATTCTTTTATCAGCTTTATAATTTTATTAAAAAAAATGATATTGGTTATTTAATTTTAGATACATTGTCAGATGTTTTTGGTGGCTCAGAAATAATAAGAGCTCATGTAAACTATTTTATGAAAGCAGTTTTAGGTCAATTAACATCAGAACTTGGAGTTACAATTCTAATATCAGGACATCCATCAGTGTCAGGTATGAATGCACATAAATTTTCTGGATCTACAGCCTGGCAAGGAGCAACAAGATCTTTATGGTATATGGATAAAAATGAAGATGGAACTAGAGAACTAACAAGACTTAAATCAAACTATTCAAGATCAGGTGATGATGTAAAAATACATTTAATCTATGAGGATGGAGTCTTTAAAGAAATAATGGGTTATGTTAAACCTAAATAAAAAATATAATATTATTTATGCAGATCCACCATGGTATTTTAAAAGCTATTCTAAACTGGGCGAAGGCAGAAATGCTACCAGGCATTATCCTTGCATGGCATTCAATGATATATGCAATCTTGATATTAATAACATTGCTGGGGTACATTGCGTATTGTTTTTATGGGTTACTGATCCTTTTTTGCAAAAATCTTTTGATCTCATCAAAAAATGGAATTTTACATATAAAACAGTGGCTTTCACCTGGGTTAAACAAAATAAAAAAAAAGATAATTTCTTTACTGGATTAGGCTACTGGACAAGAGCTAATCCTGAGATGTGTTTATTAGCAACTAAAGGTAAACCTAAAAGAATAAGTAAATCAGTAAATCAGTTAATTATTTCTAAACTCCAGGAGCATTCTAAAAAGCCTGATGAAATCAGAAACAGAATAGTGGAGCTCTGTGGAGATCTTCCAAGAATAGAATTATTTGCAAGGCAAAAGACTCCAGGCTGGGATGTTTGGGGAAATGAAGTCTAAATGGATTTTACAATTAAAGAAACAGAATTTGCACAAAGATTTTTACAAGATTGGGAGAAGGCAAATTATTATCAAAACAGAGTTGAGCATTGGGATGTCAAAGGAGTATTAGATCAAATATCTCCAGATCCTTTATTGTTTGATGTAAAGGCTAGAAAAAGATTAAGCAGAATAGATATTTTATTT